TTTGCTTTGGGGCCTTGCATCGAGAAGAACAAGCGGGCCATCAAGCAATATATCCGGGAAAAGAATGAACTGGCAGCAGATGGCAGCTCCAATGAGCCACGAAAGGATGAGCAGTTCCTGTACTCAGATTTCACGATTGAGACGCTCACCAGGGCAATCCGCAAGAACAGCCGGGGTGTAGCTGTTTACATAGATGAGCTCAAGGCCTGGTTTGCGAACTTCAATCGCTACAATTCAGGATCTGAGCAGGAGTTCTGGCTGATGAACTGGACGGGTGCGCCTTACGCGATGAACCGCGCATCATACAAAGCGGTCATTGACAAGACGTTTATCCCGGTCGTAGGCACTATTCAGCCCGGTCTGCTTGAGGATATCGGAAAGGGTGGGAGAGCGCTGTCAGGATTCATTGAGAGGATTCTTTTTTGCTACCCGGACAGTGTGCCTGTAGAGCCGTTCAAGCGCCGCCGCGACCGGAGCCTCGATGTGTACAGTCAGATTATGGCCCGTTATACGCCACTGGTCACCAGTATTATGGACTGGTCGCGCCTGCCCGGTGGGAATGATGAGGATGAGGTAGATCAGTCGTATTTGTGTGTTTTGGAAGAAGCTGCGGAGGATCGCCTGATTGAATACATGAACGACCTCAAGCGCCGCATGGATTCAATTGATAATGAGTATGTGCGCAACATATACTCCAAGATGCAGAACTATGCCACTCGCTTCACCATGTTGCTGCACTTGATGCACGAAAGTGCCGGAGAAATAACCCACCGGAGCAAGAATGGCGGAGAGGTTCGCATAAACATGGAAATCGTGTTAAAGGCTATTACGATCACGGAGTATTTCCTTGGGCACTCCCTCAAAGCTCAGAGCGCGATCAATGCGGCCACGCCACTGGATCGCCTGCCACGTAATATCAGGAAGTGGTATGCTGATCTGCCAACCGGGCAGCCATTAACTACCGGTGATATTGAAAAGTCTGCATTGAAGCATGGATTGTCTCGCTCGCAAATGTTCATTTATCTGGGGGAGCTTGACCCAAAGAGAAAAATATTCCTGCGTGAAAGGCAGGGCATCTATGTCAAAATATACCACCAATGAACCTCGAGATTGAACCAAAGCTGTTTCAAACAATCATTATTTGTCAGATTGCATGGCTCATTGCGCCACCATGCGTTGCCATTGTAATCTGTGCTTGGGCCTTTTACAGGCTATTCAAGTACGTTTTCACTGAAAAATAATAGGAACATGACCGAATACAAACAATCACCCTGCTCCATCCAGATTGCTCAATCCGGAATGCCTCACTGGCTGAAAGATGCCTTTTCCGAAATTGACGACCAGATCAATAAAACAACAGCAATGATTAACGACAAGATGTCGGCAAAACAAATGCTGATTGCATTGGAACGTATTAATGGCCTTCAACTGGCCAAGAAAATCGTTTTTCAGAATTTCGATCTCACCCAATAATTTCAACGAAAAAAACATCAACATGACTGAAATTGAATCCATGATTAAAAGCTTTGAACCATTGTCAAGGCATGAAGTGAAATCAATTTTCAAAATGAGACTTAATTCGGTTCAAAAGGCCATAAAAGATCTTAAAGAGGAGATTGAATTGCTGGAACCTGAAGCCTCTGACATATTACATCCGGCCTATTATATTGATATTGCTTTCAAAAAAGGGCTGGAAGAACTTGATAAACTTGAACAAGGATATAAAGAGATAATCAATGCCTGATATTATATCTGTGCCACTTGACCCACCAGCTACGTTCTGGATCATACGACCCTCTTCAAAATGCCATGTTGGATACTACAATCTGGAACGCAAGTTCATTTGCATTCGGAGCTTTGACCAACTTGAAGAAGCTATGAGCTTTCATTCCTCTGTAGCTCCCAACAACAGCCAGACAGTTTATCGTCGAATTGATATGTTCACTTTTGAATGTGGCCATTTCGATGAAACAAAGTGGAATCCAGTTCACATTACAAGCAGCGAAGATGAAGCAATATCATTCTGTCACCAGGCTAATCTGAAGCCTTACTCCGCAGCATAATCACAGCCAATGAAGCAGCATTTCCGAGCGACTGAAACAGTCGCTCTTTTTTTGTGCCAGCTCAAAAAATCTTTGAAAGTTCAGACTTTCAAGACTTTCAAGACTTATATGTATAATTAATTGATTAATAATTATTTATACTCCTTAAAAAGTCCGGCGAAAGTCCGGTAAATTTTATTTGGAATTTATCCAGTTTATTAGTCCGACCGAAGTCCGGACTTTATTGGACAGATAACCAATTGAAAAACATTTAGTTAAGTGCCCAATCTTGATTGTCCGGAAAGTCCAGACTTTTTCCTAATACACGTGAAACGATGAACGTCGAAGAACAACTGAAATCATACTTTCAGGGCCGCGAATTGCCCGAAATTCTGCAAGTATCCGGGGCCATGCTGATCACGGATGTATCGCTGTTCGTGAGCTTGCATCTGGAGCGCATGGAATATGGCTGCCCGCTGCTCCAGCGCCTGGCGATCAGCAACCTCACCGCGCTGCGTAACCGGTTAAGTCCTTCAGAACAATCCGGTGCAGCTGCATCTTCGCAGCATGAAAGTTATACTGAACCGAACAGTCATGACAGACAAGTACACGCAGGGGATCCTGCTGGTGCATGACGACTGGGGCGTGCTGAAATACCAGTGCTATACGCTCGAACTTCCGTGGAAAAACAACACGCGGCGAGAAAGCTGCATACCTGACGGACGGTACTTGCTTCATCATCGCACCAATGAAAAGTTTGGGGCTCACCTCACCGTAACTCCAGTGCCCAATCGAGATGGCATACTGATTCATCCGGGCAACTATACCAGCCAGATACTGGGCTGCATCCTGCCGGGTACCGAGTTCGCCGATATTAACAAGGATGGCATCATTGATATTCAGAACTCCCGCAAGGCCATGGCTGCCCTGGTAAAGCTGCTGCCGACTAAAGGTGTTGATCTGATGGTTCACCACGCCCCATCATTCATGCCATTTTGAAACGCATCCTGTATCACTTCCAAACCATATTACTGCTGCTCGCCTCGGCATTGTTCGTCGTGGCTGCCCTGTTAGATTGCCTGTGGCGAAGAAACAGGGTAGGGTAGTGTCACTTCTAAATTTCACACAACCATGAAATTCTATCAGTCAAAAAACTTCTGGGCCAACATTCTTAACGTACTGCTGGTCGCGCTGGTCAGCGCTGGCGTCATTATTCCGGATGGTACGGCCGACAGCCTTGCACAGGCAATCACCGATTTCAATCCGTTTGCACTGGGGCTGCTCCTGCTCAACAACCTGATCCTGCCGATTTTCAAAACGGTGAAAAACAAGTCAGGCAACTGGAAGGCGAGTCTGTTCAGTACCAATTTCTGGGGGCAGGTGGTAACATTCGGCCTGTGGATTGCCTCTTTCTATGGGGTGGTAACTCCCGAAGGTACCGGTACTGCCATTGTCGAAACATTCGCAGATCAGAACTGGGTGCACCTGATTGAAATTGCGTTTATCAATATCGCGCTGCCGGTCCTTCACATTTTCGTGAAGCCGAAGCTCAAGGAATAATTACAAAAAGGGGTTTAATTCAGGGGGCTGCGTGTAGAAATACACGTGGCTTTTTTGTTTTTCGGGTATATTTGCAGGATAATCGCGCTCCGTACCCCTTTTCTATCCATGCAAAAACAGTACGTACGTGGGTTGCTCCCTATGCGCCCCGACCTGCTTCGGTTCGTCCAGTGGCGAGAAAACCTCGAAGCATCCGATTACCTCACTATTCCCGGCAAGGGCTTTTTCTCCACCTATCTGGCCAACATGATTGAACTGGCGAAGTCCATGTACTTCCCCGGGGCCATCCGCGAAAGCCGCGACAACGACGACTACACCGCCAAGCTGCGCTTTGAAGCTGCACCGGGTCTGCTCGACAGTACGTTTTTCGAGTACGCCCACCTCATTGCCATCGGGTTTAACAACATCGTGTATCAGGCATTGCTGGAGGAGCAGTGCCGATATGTTGGCATTGCCCAGACGTACAGCCCCGGCCTCGATGCCAAGGAGGCCCTCGAGCACTTCCGTATCAGCTCGGGCCTCGATGAGGTGCGCGAGTCGGATGCCGATATAAAGGCTACCTATCGGCTGAGGCTGCACCGCGGACTGGTGCGTCCACGCCCGCGCAAACGTCATTAAGTCCTTTTTTGCCGCCCGCGTGGCGGGCAAATTTGCAGCATGACAGGTTTTTCCTACGACAGCTGCATTGTTCAACAGCCCGGAATCGGGCTGTTGGCATATATACCCGTGTCGGAAATTGACCTGACTGTATGGCCCGCTGCCGTCAAAAACAGTACCTACAACCAGCAGAGTGGGGCAGGGGAACTGGCGTGGTATGCCATGCCTTACGTGCAAGGCACCGGCAACTGGACAGAAGAACAACAGGAAAACGAGCAGGGGCAATACTTCCGCTCCGTGATCTCTGTGTTTCTGCCCTCCGACAGCGGCGCTGTGCGCTCCGAGCTCGAGGCCATGAAGCGCCACCGCTTTGTGCTCAAGGTCACGCGAGGTACTGAAAGCTGGCTGATCGGTACGCCCGAAAACCCGCTGCGCTTCACCAGCTCGTATGATACCGGCAGCGAAGGCGGCGATTCTCGCGGCCACCGGTGCAGCTTCAGCGGCCTCCATATCTACAAGTCACCCTTTTACACCCCGGTTTTCTGACTATGAAAAAGGAAAAAAGATACTACGACATTCTCCAGTCTGCCCAGAGTGGCGACGAGGCTACTATCCTGCTGTACGGCTACATCGGCGAGGAATACCGCTATATGGATGGTGGTTACGAGGAAAGCGGCGTCACTGATGTGGCATTTGTCAATATGTTCACCGAGCTGCAAGCCAAGTGCAAGCGCATCAATGTGCGCATCAACAGCTACGGCGGTGATGTATTCCACGGAGCGGCCATTGTGACTGCACTCCAGGGCGCAACCTGTGAGGTGCATACATACGTGGACGGAGTGGCGGCCAGCATGGCAGCAGCCATATTCCTGGCTGGCAAGCAGCGCCACATGTCGCCCGGGGCGATGCTGATGCTGCACTGTGCATCATCGGTCTGCTGGGGAAATGCCAACGAAATGATGGACTGTGCAGAGGCCCTCAAAAAATTCGATGAATCACTGATTGCCGGTATTGCTTCCAGCACCGGCATTGATCCGGATACTATACGCTCGCAGTGGTTCAACTACAAGGATAACTGGCTCACAGCTGCCGAGGCCGAACAGGCCGGCTTGCTCGCGCCAACCGAACCAGATGAATTTCCAGTGAAACAACCTTACGAGCTCCCCGAACCCGAGGAACTCAAGGCCATGGATTACGCTTCCTTCGTGAAGCATGTTCGCGCGAAGGCCACCGCGCAGCATTCGGACGCTCCCTCATTGATGAGTCGTATCCGCAATGCCTTCCAAAATAGCAAGAAGGTTGTCAGCTCTATTACTTCACCCATTCAAGATGATGAAATGAACATTGATCAATTCAAGGCCGCCCTGCAAGAGGGCAAGCTGTCGGCTGATGAAGTCGAGGCACACCTCACCGAGCTGAAGCAGTCGGATCCGGTGGCTGTGGCCTCCGCACAACAAGAAGCACTGAAAGCTGAACTGGCTGCACTGAAGCAGCAGGTGGAAGCCCTCGGAAAACAGGCTGGCGATACCAAAACGCAGCCCGGACTGCCCGCTAACGACCCGGAGCATGTATCGGCTGAAATGCAGGAATATCAGCGCTTTGATGCCATGCTGCGTGAAGCAGCTGGCAAGTACGAGGCCCTGAAAGTCACACCCAACTAACCATTAATTACGACAGGCAATGACTATTACAATTGACCAGGCGGCCAGTTTTCTGAATACCGCATCCCGCCAGTTCGCCCCTGAAATCGCTGTGAAAACCCGTCTCGGTCTAGAGATGGAGTCAAAACTGATGCAGCGCACCAGCACGGGCGAATATTACGTAACCGAAAGCATGGAAAGCAGTGAAATACTGCAACCTTATCAGGGTTCTTTTACCCCGAAAGGATTACTCACGCACTTCGAAAACGCTATCCGCGTTCGCCCGATCAAGATTGATCTGACGTTTACGGAGGAGCAACTGGAGAAGTGGTACTACGCATGGCAGAACTCCCGATTTGAAGGCGGAAAGGATCCGCGCAATTACTCGTATGCCCAGTACGTACTGGAGCGCGAGATCACGCCGAAGCTGCAAGACGACCTGAACAGCGTTGCATGGCTGGGTTCTTACGCTGCCCCTACTCCAGGCACTGCGGGCGACTCTGTGGATAGCGTGGACGGCTTCAAGAAGGTGATCGCTGATGCTATCACTGCCGGAAAAATTCCTGCCGGAAACGTGTACAGCTCTGGTGTACTGTCTGTGTCCAACATGCGCGATCAAGTGGAGGGCTTCCTCGACTCTATCCCGGAGGCACTCACCAGCAAGGGCGGCAAGATTCTTTGTTCTCCGCAGCTCGTGCGCTGGTATTTGCGCGACTACCGTGGCGAATTCAGCTCTATCCCGAGCCTGTACAATCCTGAAGCCGGCGCACTGCGCCCGGTACTGGTAGATGCCTACAACGTGGAGCTGGTACCAATTGCCACAATGGCCGGCAGTCAGAGAATGGTATTTTTGGCCAATGGCCGCGACAACATGATCTGGGTAGATCGTGCTGGTTATGCCACCTATCCGAACTTCATCTTCGACACAGCTCCGCGCGTGCTCCAGTGCTACGCCACGATCTATCGTGGATACGGTTTTGAGTTCCCTGCGGAAATCTATGTCAATAACCAGGTGTAAGACGCCGCAAACGATTGAGATATGTGCGTAATAAGCAATTTGACAGCCGTGCCCTGCGCGGCCAATCCGCCGGGCATAAAAACTACCATGTACATCGTTCCGGTGGCAGAGATCACCGCTGAACCAGGATGGAGCACCGGCACTGCCGAGGGCGATTATGTAAAGACATCCGGCAACTACGACTTTACCGGAGCCGGATCAGGCAAAGGATACTGGCGCAGTTTCCCGATCCTGATAGACACAGGTTCTTACCAGCTCGAGGCCGTTGGCGACAAGGGAAGCAAGCAATGGAAGGAAACATTCACGTTCACGATTCAGGGCGTGAATGCGGAGCAACTGGAGTTCTGCACCCGCATGCTGAATATCCCGTCGGCGTTCCTGATTCCTGACAAGAACAGCGTTATTCATACGGTGGGGCATAAGGACGAGGCCGCCTACGTGGATACGGCCACTGGTGGCACTGGCGAAGGCCCCGAAGGCAGCCGCACAATTCAGGTGACGGTAGTGGCATACACTGCCCGCCCGATGGTGTACGGTGGAACCATAGACACCACGCCTAACACGTAACCTATGAAGCTGCTGGAGTTACCGAGGGAACTGCAAGGCAAGTTTCGATTTACCCAGCCACTCACTGGAGGGCCGGTATTCGACTTCCCTTCGCAAAGCATGTACAACGTCAATCTGACTACCATCTCTGAGCGACAGGCAGAGCTGCTCATCGAGCGAGGATGGAAAGGGCTGGAGCGTATCGAAGCGACGAAGCAAAAGAAGGAGCAGCATGACGAAGCTGCGAAAGTGTAGATCCACAATGTATTCGGTTTTGTTTGGCCGTTCTGCCGCGCAGGCAGGGCGGCCTTTTTTTGTCCTTTCGGCTGGTCATTAATCAGGTCATTTTTGCATGTCGAACAAGGCAACGACCATTTTGGTGATGTCAGCAAAATGGTAGTACGAAACAACACACTGATCATTTTCCTGATGTCAGGAACATGATCGCTAAAAACCACCAATATGAACGCAGAACAGGCACAGGCAGCACTTTCCAAACTGGAAACAACTGGCCACTCGCTCACCAAAAACATTCTTGGACGCATCAATCAGGCCATTGCTTTCGGTGGCGAGCTTGACAGCTATTTGGCAGGCAAGCTGCAATACGAGCTGAACAAGCACACCGCTAAACCGGAAGAAGAAGTGGAAACTGATCCGGTTGCTCCGCCAGATGGAATACCTGAGACTGGTTCAGATGAAACAGATCTTCCGCCCGGGTTTGAATCCGGGAAGGTTGTTTCACCAGATCATGGCACTCCAGTTCTTGCTGCCAATGAAGCTCCGACAAAAAAAAAGAAGTAGAGCTGTTGCAGGTGGTCAGCAGCGAGGCGGCAAGGAAGCTCCACAAGGAACATGCCTACTTCCACACGCTGCTGACCATCGCGCCCACGCAGGAAGCCAGGGCAGAGGTAGCGCATACCATCCTCACAAAAATTATACCTGCGCTCGATGCTGAATACGCCCGACTCAGGCAGGAAGAGTGGATGTCGCCTGCCGAGCTGGACGAAAAGAACGCCCGGAAAATCATGTCCATCCGGGTGCGTATCAGCCAGATAAAGAAGGAAATGAAAACAGCTCGCGGGAAGCGCCTCGCTGATCTGGAGAAACAACTGACACTGAAACAAGCCGAATATGACAACATCACCTGAACTTAAGCTCGAATGGTTGTCGCCAGACAATGCCTACCTGAAGGAGTTCACCGTGAAGCCTTATGCTGCACGCCTCAATATGCTCGAGCTGTTCCGTCAGCAATTCAACTATACCCATGATGAGGCTGTCAACAACCTCGCTGTTGCCTGCCAGTGCAATGTGCAAATGGCGTACAGAGCCATGAAGCATTACAACAGCCTGTATATCAGAGAGCATGGCATACAGGCATTCCCCCCGCAAGGCAAACCTACTGCATTGCCCACGCTGCACCAGATTCAGCAGGCTACCTCCCAGCTCAATGAACTTCGCAAACAAATGGAGTTGAAACTGGGTATCATCCAAAACAAAATGTTATCCTGATGCCAAAGAACCCGAAAGGCAGTCATTCTGATTATCTGTCAGCGGCCAAAGCGGCAGCCATGACCAAGGAGGAGCGCGACAAATGGGCTGCCCGCGACCGCCTCAAGCACCTCACAGACTGGGATATCGTGAAGCGATACGTGATGGCTCCGGGCGACTTCGACCTGACGCCCACGGAAAACAACCTGCTGGAACGCCTCGAGTTCGCCAAGGCTTCGTTTATCGCGATGCACGATTACAGCGAGGTGCTTCAGATGTTGCAGGAGAAGTTTGTTATTTCCCGCTCCACGGCTGCCCGGGCGGTGGCCAAAATGAAGGATATATACGGTAACCTTGACGAGATACCCACCAGCATAAAACGCCAAACCGCCGAGCAGATGGCCCTGAACGCCTACAAGCTGGCCCTGAGCGATAACAACCCGGATGCAGCTGCACGGGCGGCTGCGGTGTACATCAAGGCCGCCGGCCTCGACAAGGAGCAGGTAGAGGGCATTGATATTGAAAAGCTGCAACGCGACAAGGTGTTCGTGGAGGTGCTGGATCCGGCTATCCGGACTGCCATGCTCCAGATGCTTAAAAACAGTTCCGGTGTGATGGATATGTCGAAGATGTTTGAAGAAATTCACGCGTCCGCTGAGGATGCTGATTTCGTGGAGAAAAATGAGGATGAGGAATGAACACCAACGACCTCATAAAATCTGAAATCATGCGGCTGCACGACCGGAGCAGCGGCAACTACCAGCAACTGCTAAGTCAGGTGGACGACAGCAATATCAAGCGGATTGATTACAACTTTGCGCAGCGAATGGCTTTGATGATCGCCGACCACTTGCACACAGTCAAAAATATTGATCTGGAGTGGAGCAGGGGCACCGGTAAAACCACGCTGCTCTCCGCGATGGTGCGGCGCATTTTGTACAATATGCCGCGTGGGGTGTTTCAGTGGGAAGTACCGACCTATCAGAAGTTCCTGACTGAGATTATACCGGCCTTCATACATGGCCTTGAAATGCAGGGGCTGTACAAGGATCTGCATTACTTTGTTGGTCGCCGGCCACCGTCCAAGTGGAACTGGCCGGAGCCTTACAAGGCCCCAGCGAGGTACGACAACTTTATCGTGTTCTGGAATGGCTTCGGCATACAACTGCTTAGCCAGGATATATCTGGCTCGGGCAGGGGCCTGAGTACGGATGGCCGCATTGTGTCGGAGGCTGTAATGCTGAACAAACAAAAGCTCGACGAAGAGTCGGGTCCATCCATCCGGGGCAGCAACATGCGCGAGCTGGGGCGCAAGCGTTTTTTTGATTTCAGGATTATGGAAAGCAGCACGCCACTCACCGAGGCAGGGGCGTGGTTCATCGAGCGCGAAAATCTGGCTATCGAGTCGCCAGACAAGTACCGATTCCTGCGCGCCAACTGCGTGGAGAATATCAAGCTGGGCATCCTGAAGCCCGATTACCTCGAAGTCGCCCGCACTGAAAGCTCGGATATGGAGGTGTTCAATGCCGAGTACCTGAACATTCGCCCTAAGTTGCTGAAAGGTGGTTTTTACGCGCTGCTCGACAAGGATCAGCACACCTACACGGATTTCAACTACTCGCACTATTCACCCGACCGGATTGGCATCATGCCCGACTGCCGGGGCGACAGTGATCTGGTGCCCGGTCACCCGCTGGTGATCGGTATGGACTTCGGGGCAGCTATCAACTCGGTGGTTGTATGCCAGCGCCTGCCCAATGAGTTCCGGGTGCTGAAAAACTTCTGGGTAAAAGGCTCGGAGGGCCACATTCAGGATGATGTGATAGACAAGTTTAATTCGTACTACCACCACCACCAGGCGACCAGCAAGCGCATCGAGTTTTACCACGATGCCAGCGGCAACGTGAACACTGGCAACTCGAAACTGAACCGGGGGAAACAGGCCATTGCGCAATTTGTGAAACATGGCTGGGAGCCGGTGCCTTTTACGCTGGGAGGAACCAACCCGCGACACGCAGAGAAGTATGTACTGTGGGAGCGCATTCTCAGCGAGAAAAACCCGCGCCTGCCGAAGTTCAGGATAAACATTCACAACGCCAAGGAGCTGTTTATATCCATGTCGCGGGCGAAGGTTCGCAAGGGCGACAGGGGCGACATCAAGAAGGATAAGAGCAGCGAGCGCGCGGATAATCGCCAGCGCGAGCTGGCCACTGACCTGTCGGATGCCCTGGACTATCCGATATTCGTACTGTACAATCAGATTTCACAAAGCTGGGGAGCACCGCTGCCCGGGTAAAACCGAAACAACATGGAAAATAACAAAACCAACCAACCATTGCCTCCTGAAGAAAATAAACTCATACCTGTAGTAGTCGTTCAAGATAATGATGACCACTGGTATGTAATCCCCAAAAATCTTCGAGTTCAATTTTATGAATTATTGGAAAAAGCCGAAAGGGATAATGATCATATAGATTTTCTTGAAGTATTTGACGATTACATGACTGGAGGAGACATAAACAATGTGCAATTGTATGCTAATGTTTAATTGATTAATCTTCACTTTCAAAACTGAAACAAGATGGTTAAACGCTATACATTCAACTATTTCAATGACAGTGCTTCTGTTGAATTCCTGATAGATACTGATATTGTGACAAGAGAGCAGGCAAAAGAATCTGTTGAATATTATAAACTCAGTAATGATGATCCAGAACTATATGAATATGGGTTTGACATATATACTCAGCTCATGCAATACTATGCGTTGCAAGTAATCATAAACGCTTCTATTGAATACGCAGATTTGGAGACGCAAAAAAAATGGTTCAATCAAGATCCAGGACTGTTGCCTATAGATGGAAGCCAAGGCATTGAATTGCTATCCTTTACCAAGTTTAATTTCTATGATAAAATCATAAGGTTTGAAATTGAACAATTTAACAATCTGACTTTCAAAAAGCAATAACATGAGCCTTAAAAGTTTAAAAGATGATTTTGGCTGTTTGATGCCAATTGGAATTGTTGTCGTGTGCTTACTTTTGATAATAATCAAGAAGCATACGGATAAGGATCCATATTCAGAAGGAGAACATATATCATATGAAATCATTTGTGAAAATGGGTTTATATATCAGCATTACTACAGAAGAGGCATAATTCAAGTTCGCAATTCAGATGGAACATTTGCCCGATGTGGCCAGCCAGTATATTGATTTTTCACTTTCAAAACCGAAACAACATGTCAACAAAACTGAATTTACCAAAAAGAATCCGCTGCTGCACATTTGAAACAGTTGAATTTGCGGCTAAAATACTCGACAAGGAAAATGAGTATGAAAATGGGGAAATTACGGACAGTGACTTAGAACAAATGCTGTACGATGAGTTTGAAATTGATTTTGACAATTTCCACAAATTAATTGAACACATTTTGCCATATACCTGTGTGGACAAGTCTCCTTTAACAGGAAAGTTTAGAATTGGATTGGCAGATCATGGCACAAATTGCTTTATAGTCGTGAATAATTTGGAACTTGAACAAGCCGATCCAACATGAAATACATCATCACAGGCCCTGGCGGATCCGGTAAATCAACTCTGGCGAAATATCTATCGTCTAAAAAAGGGCTAACAATAGCCAAGTGCTCTACAAATAGACCACCTCGAGGATCGGATGACAAAGAATACTATTTCGTTGATTACCTTTCCTATTTCGAAGATACGAATATGATCGCCCATGTGTATAATGGCACATGGGGATACGGATGGCATAAAATGGAAGTGGTAGTTGCTGGTATTTTCGTGGCTGGCCCTGAACTTGCCCTGAAGCTGCAAAATGCTGTAGGCAAAAAAAACTGCATGCTGATCTATCTGTGTCCGCCAAAGGCAGAAATAAAAAAGAGGCTGGCAGGAAGGAATATGCCCGGCGATACAGCAGAAGCCAGAATGAAACGTGACGCAGCTGCATTCCGCAAGTTTGAAAAATTGAAGGCATACGACCTAAAAGTTTCATCATTCCCAATCGTTGAAAATGATCCTGTCAGACAGTAAAATACTCGAACAAATTGAATCATTTGATATCGTAATTCAACCGTTTGACCGGGCCTGCCTCGGATCAAACAGTTACGATGTGCATCTCGGTCATGTGCTTTTGCGCTATCCTGACTACCCGGATAGCGTGCTGGATTGCAAACAGCAATACAAGATTAACAGAGACATGATTCAAATAGATATTCCTGATGACGGATATATCTTGGAACCCAATACGCTGTATCTGGGCGTCACTAAGGAATATACCGAAACGCATAATGCAGTGCCATTCATTGAGGGAAAGAGCAGCATTGGCCGACTGGGCATATCTGTGCATTGCACTGCCGGTCGCGGCGATGCAGGGTTCTGCAATTACTGGACGCTGGAAATAACTGTAGTGCAACCGGTGCGTGTATATGCAGGCATGCCTATTGCTCAGCTCATATACTTTGCACTCAATGGCAAGGTTTCTACACCATATCATGCCAAAGCGGATGCACAGTATAATGCCCTGTGCAGCATGCCTGTGCCCAGCCAGATGTGGAAGAACTTCAGCGATCACAAATGATATGCGTCCTTTTTTCGCCACATAAAACCGGGCAATTTCGCCCATAAAATCATTGCAATGAAAAAGATTCAGATTCTTGTTTTCTCTCTCCTGTGCCTCGCGCTTTCCATGCAGGCCCAGACGATTGCGGTCACCAATACCTCGCTGGAGGTGATTGCTGCCAACTCCACCACCCGCGCATTTTACGACCTCGACAAGGTGACGATCACCTACAAGTCGGGCATCGTACAGGTGTTTGATGCAGCCGCCAGTACGCAGCTGTTCAGTGGCGATACTACAGCTGTGACTATTGCAGGAGCAACGTATTGGACTAATAAGGCCGCGAAGCTCGCAGTATGGTATATCTCTGCTACTGACCTGAATGGAAAGCGTTATTTCCTGCCCCGCAAGGAGGTGAACTACATCTACAAGGCCAGCGACAACACTGTGAAGGCAGTGAACGACCTCAGTAAAAAAGTGCTGTATGCCGGTCCGCTCGACTCTGTCACTATTTACAGCGTATCAGGTGTGAGCAACAAGCTGACGTACCTGCGACAGCGTGCCTATCTCGACAGCAAGCGCCACGATCTCAGCCTGCCTGAAACGCCCACGGTGGCTGTTGGTGCAGCTGCCGGCACTGGTGCTACGGCTACTATCGTAGGTACTGGTACTGACTTCAAGGTAACACTGACAACAGGTTCTGAAGGAACAATAGGCACATCCGGGGTGCTGTTTACCGTTACGTTACCGAATACCTATCCTACAGGTGTGATTTCGCAAGTAACTGCAAGCGATCACGATGTCAGCACACATCACAATAGATATTTTGCTACTGAAACTACCAGTACAGTAGTGATAAATGCGAATGCCGCAGCACTGTCAGCTACCACGGCATACGTATTCAATATCTCCGCGAAAGGCTACTAACCATCAGGCCCCTGACGCATGGGCCTGATTGCGAGTTTTCTTTTCATGTTGAAAGTGATGGGCTGGGGGTGACCTCAGCCCGTTTTTTTCGTCTAAAAATAAAATTGGCAAATTGCTAACAAGTGAATGAGATGTATTTATCTTTGGCCCGCTAACTTACACGGTCGTATGACTACATTCTCAAGACTTTCAAGACAAGGCCAGCATGATTGCCAAACTTCCCTTCTGCGGCGGTGTGGGTTAGCCTTTCATGTCTGGCCGTTTTTTTTCTTTTTTCGTTATGCTAACTAACGACATTATCAACGCCAACCTCGAGGAACTCGAGGTAATCAACAATCGCCTCAATGAGATGCACGAAACAGTCAACGACTGCTTCGAAACAGGCATTTCCATGCTGCACGGCGCTGCACACCTGCTAACCACCGATCTGAATGAAGATGGCTTGCGCGGGCTTCACACGATCGTGATGCAGGCTACCATGATCATGGAGAAATGCTATTCCCTCACCCTTCTTCAAGACTACCATGAAGCAAAGCAGCAGCAACCAGCTGGATCGCGCTATCAGGCGTGAGGCAGAGCGGCAGCAGGACGCAGCCCGCAAAGCTCGTATCAGGGCCTTCGCCCGATTGAGCCACGATGAAAAAATGCTGATCGTAACGGCCAGCATGCAGGACACAGAAACATTTTGACTTTCGCCCGGCTGTAATCAGCCGGGCGTTTTTGTTTCAGTCCTTTACCCAGCCCCTTTCAGGCAGCATTTTTGCACCCGATGAAGGGGATTCAGGACATATCAGACTATTTCAGGGGGCTGTGCGAAAAACACCCGGCCCTGTTGCACTCGGAGACATCAGGTAGCCGGGTGTATGAAGTAGTAGCTTATGACGAGGCTTTTTCTGATTTCCGAACTGGTGGGCGGGAAAAATCGTACTTCGTGCGCTTTATCCTGCCCACCGTTTCCTTTACTGACAAGGATGGCAATGCCTACAAGAACTACGAGGTAGGTCTCATGGTGGGCAAGTACTATTCCACCCGCGAGAACGCCAAAGCTGCGCGAATGACCGCCTGGAATGATGCCGAGAACGTGATGGATGACTTTGTGTCCAGACTGATCTACGACAGCCGCAACGGCAATGATCTGTTCAAAACAAACATTGACACAGTAGATCAGCTGAGCATCAATGGCGATTACCTCGATTTTCAGGGCGATGGCTCATTTGCAGCTGTGATGTACCTGTTCAATATGCGACTTTTCCGCACAATCGCCTGTGGTACCGACTTCACCAACGTACACTGGACTGACCTGTAAAAATGGCACTTACCCTACTCGAACAGCCCGCTACCATGTGCTTCGCCCGCAACCAGGCGATAGTGAAGCTGTTTGCCAACAATGCAGGCGCCTTGTACGATGCAATTGGCCCCGGATCCAAAATAACCTACGTGGCTACTGATCGCTTCGCAGTCAATGCCACCATTACCATTACCTACACAGAGCCAGACGCCACTACCGAGGCAGTGGTGTTCACGGCGAAGGCCAGTCCAGCCACCGACAACGAGATAGTCGCCACCGGATATTCAGGCACAGACGCGCAATACTGGGAGGCTGTGCGCGCCAAAATAGCCGCACATCCGCGCATCGCTCCGTACTTCGATGTGCAAACCATCACCGAATCGGGCAATCTGCGCCTTCGGGTGCGGGCCAAAAGCACCGAAGCGGGCTGGTCGGTCGTGATTACCAACTCCGCGAGCTTCACCGTAACAGCCGTGGCCGCTGCGGCCAGCACATTGCCGGCTAACTACAAGGTGCTGCTCGATGTGTACATAGAGACTTCATACAAGGCAGGCACTTACACCCAGGCTGCACAGTTGCTCGGATATCCAGAGCAGGGCACAGGCAATGTTGTCTTCGACATCTCCGGCATACTGGCAGCCGGGTGCAAGTCATCGAGGAATGAACCACAGATCCCCACCTATGGCACTACCAGCATACAGCGTTGCGACAATACGCGTCGCTACTACTTCCGTTATTCCGAAAGCTACGGAGTGCCGATTGTTGCGCAGGATTGGGCATACAGCGCTGTAAAATATTGCATGGATGGAGGCTTGTCGCAGTCGCTATTCGCCGAAACGCCTGACTACCTGGGCGACTTGAGCGCAACCGACAGCCTCCTCACATGGCAGGCAGACGGCAAGGCACTGGGCATCAGCTCGCCGGAGTACCTCAACTGGTACAACTACACCGGTGAGCAACGCAGCATCCGTGTAGAGATGCAGTACTACGACATTGACAACAATGCGCTGAGCACAGCCACTCGCCACCATACGGCCAAGGCTATTGATGCCTACGAAACCGCCACGCTGCCCGTATCGCCCGAGCTGCTTGGGCTGGATACCATTGCGGATGCCTACAAGTACCGTGTGCGCGTGGTATATCTGGATGATGCCCTGATCTGGCAGCCACTCAGCCAGTGGCGCACCTACCTGATAGATCGGAGCTATTATGAGAGTGAGCGACAGATCCAGTACCTGAATGCATTTGGCATGCCGGAGTGCTGGCGCTGCACCGGCAACTGGTCGCGCCGCCTGAGCATAGATCGCAGCATCGCCACGCGGCCCGTGGTACCGGGCTATAACCAGTACGCCACCGAGCAGTGGCAATTTGAGCGCCGTTTCCAGAACGAGATCATATACCGCACAGGCTTCATCACCTATGCGCAATCAGAGACCTTGCAGGAAATGCTGATCAGTGGCGAGGTCTATGACGTGACCAGCGCGGGTTATATCCCGCTGCGCCTCACCACCAACGATTTCGCGGTGAACGAAACCCGGCAGGAAATATTCAGCTACACATTCACGGCTCTTCCGCGGCTGGAGATGGTAAACTACAGCAAGAAGAAGCTGCAAGCGATTATCACCGGTGCATGGCAGGAAACCGACGGTAATGCGTGGTTCGATACATTCATGGTTGCTTGGCAAGAATAAACTGACACATGGCACAGGTACATACATTTTCACTGATTACGCAGCTGTACGAAGACACCCGATTACCGTTGCAATTTCTTGGCGGTGGCAACACACCAGCTGCGAGGCAGGTAGAGCTGTCCACCTTGCTTGCATGGATAGAGTCCAATATCACCGTGGCGAGTGCGTTCACGGTCACTACTACAAGCATCACCAGTGGCAGCAACACCATTGCCGTCGGTGCGGGCAAGCTGATCAGCAAGATCGTGATTATTGGCTCCGCATCGGGAACCGTGAGCGTGGGTACCAGCTCTGGCGGCACCCAGATACTTGAAGCCGAAAGCTACGATACCGACGGGGCAGTATTCGCGGTTGACAAGTATTTCCACAGCTCCGGCACGCTGTATTTCTCCGGCTTTGGGGCCCACACATTAACCGTCAAACTGATACAGATACAACTATGAACATGAGAGCGCTTACAATCGCGTGTATGATGCTGTGCTGCACAGTAGGGCTGTACAGCCAAACGACAGCCACCTACGACAACGTGCGTGCGCGGCAGCAGCTGACGCTGAACGGGAAAACACTCACCAGCATCCTCGAGGTGATAGACAGTGCCTCCACAAACGCGCAGGGAGCTACCGCCAAAGCGGTGTGGGATCTGGTGGTAGCCAAGTACGCCACCATTACCGCAGGCACCGGCATAGATGTCACTGGCACCTCGCCAAACTACACCATCAGCCTGGATACCCTCAAGCGCCTGTATTTCCGCACCGACAGCACCTACACCGGTGGGGTCGGCGTAGTGCGCTGGAACAACGTGGATGGCACGCTCGAGTTTGGCCTCGCCGGTGGCGTGGTTACGCTCAGCATCGGTCAGGAAAGCGTGCAGCACGTGAAGCATGTGAATAGTACTGGTCTGGAAAATGGCAAGGTAGTGTATCTCAAAGGCAGCAATGGCGACAATATAACCGTGGATTACGCCCGTGCAAACAGCGAGACTACCAGCGCCGGCACCTTCGGCGTGATGACCGAAACTGTGACGGGCGGGAACAAAGGCTACTGCACCACGTTTGGACTGGTCAAGGATATCAATACCAGCAACCTGACCGAGGGCAAAATAGTATGGCTTAGCAAGGATACGGCTGGAGCCATGACAGCAGTGCGACCAACAGCACCCAACCACGGCGTGGAAGTAGGCTTTTGCATCCGCAAGCATGCCACAACAGGCATCATCTTCGTCACCGTGCAGAACGGCTATGAGCTTGACGAGCTGCACAACGTGCACGTACCATCACCCACCAACAACCAGGCGCTGGTGTACAAGTCGGGCAACAGCAGATGGGAGGCGATGACGATAGATACAAGTGACAGCAATGAGGGGAAATTGCAAGGATTCAAGCCAAGTAACAATTTATATTACGACATAAGAACCAATACTTCAGGGAGTTCTCCAATTACTCTGTATCGGGGTACGGGTATCAGTTTTGATGGAACTGGTGGCTCTCCGGACGGTGGCAGCCTTACCATTAACAACACTGGCGACTTGTCGGAAGCCAACGAGGGCACACTCGGCGTTGGAGCGGGGGCGAGCAATACGTCAGTGATCAGCTCAAACACCTCCGGGGCTAATGGGGTGACCATCACGGCAGGCAATGGCATGGCAATCTCGGAAACAACAAGCAGCAACGGAGGAACTATTACACTCACAGCTCTCGACAGCCTTGCCACCAACGAGGGCACGCTCGGCGTTGGAGCGGGGGCGAGCAATACGTCAGTAATCACTTCCAACACCTCCGGAGCCAGTGGGGTGACTATCACGGCAGGCGGGGGTATATCCGTATCGGAGACTACGAGCAGCAACGGGGGTAATATCACCTTGACGGCTACAGATGCCAGTGTGAGTAATGAGGGCAAGCTGAGCACGCGTCTGGATACTGGTGCAGATGTATGGATTCGGAGCAATACCTCTACATCGGATGATATTGGCATTGTGGCTGGTACAGGCGTCAACATCAGCGGAACCAACAGCTCCAGCGGTGGCCAGATAGTTGTATCCAGTCCGGCCCAGACGATAGATACCTTTTCAGTCTCCGGCAGCACCTTGTCGCTCAGCTTGTCCAACGATGGCCAGCCTGCGAAGACGGTGACGTTGCCGGGGGGGGGCGGGGGAAGTGGTATCACTTCACTTAATGGCCTTACTGGTTCCACACAAACATTTGCGACAGGAACGGCAGGAAGTGACTTTGGTATTTCTTCAGCTGGAACTACGCATACTTTCAATTTGCCTACGGCGAGTGCTACGAATAGAGGGGCGCTGAGTAGTGCGGATTGGAGTACGTTTAATAGTAAAGTGAGCGGAGCCGCTGGTTCTACCGGACAGATTCAAGTTAATACATCCGGAGCGTTTAGCGCCTCTGCTGATTTTACGTTTGCATCAAATAAATTATCTGTCGGAACGTCATCAGGCGGAGGTCTTATATACAACAGAGGCGCCACCAGATTTACTGATCATACAGGATTGAATTTAGGGGGCGGTATTTATATGTCATTTCCAACCACTGGGAGCGACGCCTTTATCATGTATACCGGCAATTCATCCAGTATAACAATGTACTGGAATTCTAACGGCCTTATATCAACAGTAGGCAGCGCTTTAATCGGGAACCCAAGTCCATTGTCCAGTCCATCCGCACGCATAGATGTTCGCAGCGCAGGCAATTCATCATTAACGTCAATAGTCAATTTTGAAAACTCTGACGGCAATGATGTTTTACGCATTCGTTCTGACGGTAAAAATACCTATTGGGCAACCAACACAGCCACAGGCACAACATCCGTACAAACAATCAACAGGCCATCAGGAACAATAAACATCGCGGCCGGAGAATCTTCCAAAGTGGTCAATAATTCACTCTGCACAACATCGTCAATTGTACTCCCTGTTATGCGCACAAATGATGCCACAGCAATAATAGATAGTATAGTACCAGACAATGGTTCATTTACTATTTATCTGACAGCTGCCGCAGCAGCCGAAATATCAGTCGGTTTTTTTATCATCAACTAAAAACATCGCCATGAAACACATACTAACTCTCCTCTTCATCACCTTCACAGCCTTTACCACCTCCGCCCAATCCATCATCCAGGACTCCTCCTGGATGACCAACAGCGCTGGCATATTCACCGTGCACCGACTGCAAACCTACGATAACGGTAATACCACGCTCACCAGCACCAAAGTAGGCGATACAACCGCTGTACTGAATGGGGCAATCAACGTATATCGTCAGCAGGGAGCAACTATGGCGTCTGATGCTGTTATACTGAGCGCAAACGGAGCCAAAATCAGGGAGATCGTGCGTCAGGATGGACAAATGCAGACGCAGATCAACAAAAGTGCCCTCAATGCCATTGCCTTGCAGGTAGATACGTCCACCATTCAGGGGCAACACTATTTTACCAGTGCTGCCGGCTGGATATTGCGCGATGCAGGCACTACCACTGCGGTGGCGTTCAGCTTTGCGCCAACTGGTGCACTTCGATACAAGAATGGAACTGAAACGGTGAAGCTCGCGTACTGCCTCGGCAATGTATTGCGCCTGAATAACTACAAAAACTCTGGAAAAGCACTTGACCTGTACAAGATGCCGAATGGTGTATGGGCAAGCATAGATCTGGGTGAAGTGCTGGCTCCAGCTTCCGCCGGAGTGCGATCTGTAGCCATTGCGGAGGAGCCTGCACCCAAGGCAGCACAAACCACGCTCTACAGCACCGGACTGATAGCCACGCAGGAGGATGGAACGCTCCAATACTACAAGTACGACACTAAGAAAAAAACGTGGGTGAAGTATTCTGAAGCTGCTGCAAAAAAGTGGATGAAATGATATACTCGCTCCACATAGGCATAAACGAGTACGACACAGCTGTGTATGGCAATTGCAACCTGCAACAGTGTGTGCGCGATGCTCAGGCGATGTACGACCTCGCTTCCCGCCGCGATATGAAGCCCCACCTCATGGTGGATAAACGCTGTAGCAAGCAACTGGTGCAGGGCATATTCCGAAATCTGGCCGAAGCCATGAAGCCGGGCGATACGCTGTTCTATACGCACTCAGGCCATGGTACTTATACCGACCTTAAGGATGGAACCAGAGCCACCGGACTGTGCCTGCACGACGATATCCTGTGGGATTATGAACAGATTCCAATGTGGAAACAGTTCAAGGCAGGGACAAAGATCATCCGACTGGCAGATACCTGTTTTTCTGAGTCGAATTTCAGGCTGCCCAGTAAGTTCTGCTACCTCCGAACTCGATCACTTACATGGCCCAATATAAAAGTATCAGGGCCAAAGCCTACACGAGGATCACTGCGCAGTGTGCCTTGCTCAATTATATCCTATTCATCCAGTAATGTCAATCAGCCAAGCTACGAGAACAATGCCGGGGGCATATTCACGCAGGCAGTAGAGGAAATATTGAACCTCGGTACGCCTACTTACAGCCAATTGCTGAACGCTGTTCGACTGGTGATTCAAAGGTGGGATTATCCGCAGCTTCCACAGCTGGAGTCCAGCAAGGCAGGCAATTTCAAAAACAAGCCATTCCTCACATGACACTTGAAATTGGGAAACAATACGCATTTGCAGGCGATAACAACAAGCGGTATGAAATCGTGGACATTCATGGTGCTATGGATGTACCTCCGCTTTATATTATTCGCTTGGTTGGCCGTATTCCGGTGAGCGTGGCACGCCCGCAGTACACGCTTACACAGCGCATGGCTATCAGGGAGCTGACAGAGCTTCCAGCATACAACCGGGTCGGTTAATTATACCAGCACGCCGCTGACCTCCACTCGCACATAATTGCTCTCCTCCATTACCCGCACATCTGCCTGCATATCTTTCACAGCCATCGTGAAGCGCCCGAGCGGATGCCAGGCATATACTTTGCCCTGCTTCCAGTTTCTGAAGCTCAAAAAGTCATTTACGGGCATTACGAGCGATAACCTTACTTCATTTGCATTGGCATAATAGATTGTCTCCTCGAACTGTATTGCCAGCAAGTCTTCCATCTCCAGCGACAGATTACCGAGCAACGTAGTGCCATCCGCTGCACGATCATCGTAGGTGGCATATACGTACGTCTCCGAGTTGCTGGTCTGGGCCGTGTCGCGCTGGAACAGCAGGTAAAACGGCAGATCGGATCCAGTGCCATTGTAGAGTGGCGACTTGCCCGGTTGTGACGTGTGCGGTATGCGCATCAGGCCCTCCACCGCCGGGTCGTCTATCAGCCCGATACGCACGTACATTGTATTGAATGGCAGTATGATCTGCTGTACATTATCGTCTCCATCGCTCCACGGCTGCTGTTGCAATGCCACGCTGTACTGCTCCCTCGGATTATCCTGGTATCGGTATTCCAGACTCCGCTGCCTGTTTATTTTGGTGCTCACTGAGTTTACTTCCAGATAGTCTGACGCCTCGTATGCACTCTCGTTCTGTATGTCCACTACGTTGCGGAATACCAGTCCTCCATCCTTGTATTCGCAGGTCAGGTTCAGCGATGCCACCAGTCGCCGGATGAACTCCAGCGCAGTTATCCGGGGCACATGCCTGTTCAGATCTATGGCAGTGCCGAAGGCGTTCAGGTACTTGTTCTGCTCGTCCTCGTAATAGTTGTAGTACATCGCATCACAGGCGTAGTTGTTCGGCACAATCAACCGTTCAAAATCGGGTATATTCTCGTTCTTGATATATCCCACTCCAATCGCCAGGGCAATACGCTCCAGTATGTAGCGCACCTTCACGAATGGGATATACGTCACTTCCCATTGTTCCTGCAATGATGGCGTATTCTCGTACACCGTAGTGCCTATGTGCTTGTTCACAGCCTTCGTGTAGGCCGGATTATCTGTTCCATAAAAGTTCTCCCAGCGCACTACGGGGAACACAATTTTGTTGCTCGGGTTGCTCCGGATGAAGTTCACGTAGTTCGTGTAATTGCGCATCACGCGCCTGCCCACAGTGTAATAGCTCAGTATTTCCAGATTCACCATTGCGCTCCAGTCGCACGGAGCTGCATCTATCATGGCACTGTCAAGGTGCAGCACAGTACCCGTACTGGTGCTGGCCATGCCCGGGTAATCGGCATTGATCTGGTCGCGCAAGGCAACAGCTACCTGAGCAGTAGTCATAGAGGCCGTCTCGGCAGCTGTCAGCCCATAAATATTGCCATCAATACCGATGATGTACTCCAGCGGAGGCGTAAAAACCGTGAGCGTGATCAGTGCAGAGGGAGCGGTATCAGGTATGGTGATGGTGTCCATGATCTCCCACAGGTTCACATTGCTCAGCTGATCTACCAGATCAACCTGGTTATTTTGAAATGCCACCTCGATGGCATCCGGTACGCTGCCAACGATCTTGATCTCGCCGGAGTCCAGGTGATTGCTGTTGACGGATAGCTGCGCGTTGGTGGTGCTGAGTCGCTGACTGCTGTCGAATCGGTGTCTGAACTGCATGGCCATGCTGTTGCGCGAGGTAATAGGCAGCTTGAATGGCAGCGTGAATACGCGACTGATACGATCCGGGTCAAATACAGGATTGCTTATAGTGATCTGTACGCTCTGATCAGGTGCGAGTTCCAGTGTTTTCCCGTCATTTTGAAGTGCTATCATGTTTTTTTTGTGCGAATTTTGGGTGTTTTTGGGGTATTTTAAAGGACGTTCCGAGGTTATGTCCTTTGTTTTGGGGCGTTTTTGGGGCATTTTCGCAGCATGCAAACCGAAATTTACATAGATGGGCAGCCGATTGAAGCGCCAAATAGCTGGAACGACCTTGATGATCGAAATTGTCTGCTGTTTTACAGTGCGATTTTCAGCTCAACACAGAGCGAGTTCTCGCAAACGAGCTTTACAAACATGAAGCTCATCGAAATGGCCACCAAATTGTGCGGTGTTACGCTCGATAATCTGCGCAACCATGAATATTTGCTGGTGGAACAGCATGGCCCTGAAATAGGCCAGCAGATATTTCTGGCAGAGCTGCGTGAAATTGTGCACAAGATGCTGGCCGGGCTGTTCGATATTACGCACGATGATGAGGGCAACGTAACGTATGCGGTAAAGCTGAACAGAACAGTTAATGTGTACGACCGTATCCAGTACGACAATGATGTGAAGTACAATCGAAAGAAGCGCACTCCCAATATTCAGAAGAAATACCTGTACCCGCCAGCCGATGAGCTCGCCAACGTGACGATATATGAGCTGGGTATGCTCTTTGCGCTGTTCGAGCAGTATGTGGCCACGAATGATGAGAAGATAGCCGACCGGATTATTGCAGTAATGTACCGACCGCAGAAACCGATCACTAATGAGAACAAAGATTCAGGGTTTTATGGTGATCGCCGGCTGCCCCTGCGAGGGTATGAAAGCCGCATTGATGAACGCCAGCAGCTCTGCGCCAAGCTGCCATTGCTGGCGAAGCGCATCATTTTGTTCTGGTTCGCTTCGTGCAGGGCACAGATCACTGCCCAGTATCCGAAGGTGTTCAAAAAAAGCGGCGGAGATGGCAGCAGTACCAGTCATTACGGCTGGGGCGGTGTGCTGCTCAAGGTGGCAGAGCAGGGCGCAATGGGCACGCTCAATGAGGTGGCAGATCAGCCACACGGCAACGTGCTGACGTACCTCAGCATGAAAGCAGACGAGTATCAGGAATTGCTCCGGCAAACAAAGAAATAGCCACACAGGCATGGCAGGGCAAATGAAGCGTGTTTTGATGTCAGGAGGCTCGGCAAAGGTGTCGGGCCTCTTTTTTGTCCTTTTTTCGGGTGTTTTCAGGCCTGTTCTTTGTGGGCATGATACCGCTCAAAGAGGCTCTTGAAATTATGCACTCCGGTGAAATATTCAGCTGCGAGGTTGTCCAGTACGACCGCCGCCGAAAGAATAACCGTGGAAATGTGCTGCACATCGAGGCGGGCAAACTGATCTGGGCCGACCCCAAAAAGGATGCAGACAAGAAGGAGCTGCAAGGCGAGCGGCCAATGACGCAGCTGGAGCGCTCGCTGGTGTTCGCCAGGTACGATATTGACAAGCGCCGCCCCAATCACAGCCACTGGTACACGCGCAATGTGCGTGTGTACATAGATGGCAACCCAAGCGAGATCATCCGAAAGATACACCCGGCGCTGATCATCAAGTTCAACAACCAAATAACCACGGTATGAGCGATAACCAGATTGTCTTCAACGTCATCAGCACGCCAGAAACAGGCATGGTGGCTCTGCACGATGGTGTTTCTGGACTGAGACCAACCAATGCGGTACCCAGTAATGCCCCGCTGCCTACCTGGACGGATCCGGGCACGCAATGGGCATACTGGGGCAACAATGATCTGCTGCCAACTGATATGCGTCACAAGGTGGAGCAGGTGCCCATCGCAGGCGCAGCACTGGCCAAGAAGATCGCATTTATGCAGGGTGAGGATCTGCTGTTTTTTTACGCAGATGAGTTCAAGCTCGCCGGCTTCGATGCCACGCCGGTATGGACGCCCGAGATTGAGGACTGGATGGCCATGAACCGGATTCAGGAAGAATGGTGGCCCGCCCAGTGCGCTGATTTCTGTCTGCCTTACAACTGCTTTTCAGAAATTATCCTGACCAACGACCGCACGAAGGTGGAGAATCTGTATCATATCTCTGCCGAGCATGCGCGCCTCTCCAAGGCGAAGAGCAGCAACAGTATTGACTACCTGATATATTCATATCACTTTCCTTTCAGCACCGCCCAGAACGATGTCAGTCGCATTGCCATGCCGCTGTACAAGTGGTTCAATGCGCAGCGCTTTATGGACGGGCTGCGTGGCCGGAAATTTGCCTGGCACTCACGTTTCCCCACGCCCGGACTGATCTATTACGCCCGCCCGTGGTGGCTGGGGCTGTTTAAAGATAATGGCTGGATGGATGTATCCAGCAACGTGCCCAGGATAGTGAACGCGATGCAGAATAATCAGGTGTCTCTGAAGTACCTTATCAAGTATCCGGAAAACTACTTCATATTCAGATACGACAACTGGCACTCCATGACGAATCAGGAGCGGCAGAAACTGTTCGAGGAAAAACAGGCAGAAATCAACCGCTACCTGAGCGGGCCTGACAATGCGGGGAAAGCGCTCATGGTGACATTTCGGGAGAATGAGCACAATGGTGCGAAGATCGGAGTGCCCGAAATAGAGGCCATTGACGACAAGTTCAAGTCTGGTACGTGGGTTCCAGATTCCAACTTTGCCGACAGTCAGATTGTACAGGGCCTTGGCATGGATCCGTCACAGATTGGACTGGCACCCCAAGGAGGCAAGATGGGAGCTGGATCTGGCAGCGACAAATTGCAGAGCTATAACCAGCATGTGATACTGAATACTGCCGATCAGCGTGTGGTGCTGGAGCCTTTGACGTGGGTGGCTAACTATAACAAGTGGGGCGGCAATCGCAAGCTGATAGCAGTGGTAGAACATTCTCACCTCACTACTCAGAACGACAATAGAACCGGTATCGCAGCACCATGATGGAAACCATAATCCAGACAATTACGACAGCCATTGCCGGAGGCGGCTTGTCGTGGGCGCTATTCTTTCGACAAAAGATACGGAAGGAGCGCAATGCGTATGACAAGGAGGAATACACGACAGTGAGTGAGGTGGTGAAGCAGGGCATGCAGGACTTGCGCGAGCTGAGCAATCGTATCTCCGAGCTGGAGCGCGACAAGGTGGAGATTATGGAGGAAAACAATCGCCTGAAAAGGCAGAATGAAATACTAACCGATCAACTTGCCCGCAAATGAGCATCGAAGAACTGTACAAGCATGCCTCCGATCTGCGCGACCAGACAGCCGCGCTTCTTCACCGCGCATGCGAACTGAAGGAAGAGTTCAAGTCAATGAAGCAACACAAGCAAACCGAAAAGAAATCTAACCATGGCAACAGAGCTATTCGCAGAGTACAGTCAGTTTAAGCCCCTCGCCGGTGGCCGCATCAACAGCACGGTCGAGCTGGCCAGTCTGGATCCGTTCATCTGGGATGCAGCTCGCAAGCATATAGTGCCACATCTGTCTGCCACAGTGTACAATGCCCTGGTATCAGCATTCGCAGGCAATACCATGACCAGTGCACAGTCGGCTCTGTTGCCTTACGTGCGCAGACCGCTGGCCCTGCTGGCCATATACGAATACAGCAAGGTGGCCAACGTCGAGCTGTCGGACTCAGGCATGCACCGAATTGAAACGGAAACCAGAAAGGCAGCATACCGTTATCAGGAGAAGCAGTACCAGGAGGATGCACTCGAGAAAGGGTATGATGCACTGGAGTCTATGCTGATATTCCTCAATGCCAACACAGCTACCTACACCGACTGGGCGGCCAGCGATGAAGGTAAGGCGCACCGGTATAGCCTTGTTAACCTCGCATCGCAGGTGCGACTGCTTACCTCGCACAACTGCGACCGCTTCAGCTATGAGACGCTGCGCCCACTGATTAACCACCAGCAGCTGATGACTATTGAACAGGCATTGCCTGCATCATACTGGACGTACTTCATCGGCAGGTATGTCGCCAATACCCTTTCCGATGACGAGAAGATGGTACTGCTTTACATGCGCAATGCCATCGCATACGGAGCGATGAACGAGGCGATCAATCAGCATTATATAACCATCTCAAAGGGGCGAGTGTATGTTACCGAAGATCGGGGCGATCAGGCAGGAGCAGACCGGGTGCTGCCTCCAGCTGGCAGCTCTGCACTCCAGAGTAACGCCGTGCATGCTGACAGGTATCACTGGCTTTGGAAGCAATACATCTATCAGCATCCTGCCTCATTTGCGGGCGTGTTCGATACCGCTTCCGGTGGCACCAACACCAGCGCTGACGCCTGGCATATCAACACAGCTGACGAGGCGCAACAGATCCTGAACGCGAGGGATGCCGAGAATAAAAAGGGCGTGTACATCCTGTAATGCACATATCCCTGAATTTTGAAAAACTTAAGGTCGCCCGCGTCAGGCGAAGGCGGCGATCGTTTGACGCGCAATGATTTGTATAACTTTGGTACAAATTCACAAGTTTTTGAAACGTAACTCATTGATTTTGTATTACTGACACGTTTTTTACATGGAAAATACTTCCGACAAACAATTAAATGAAGAAGTTGCGATTTGGGCAAAATTGCAGGCTTCCAGAATGCGAAAATTCGTTGGAGGATTGACCCTTAAAACGAAAATGGCAGCATACAAAAAGGCATGGGCAGCGTCAAAAAATGCTGATTACAAACCGCTTGAAAGAAGTATCGGCAGCGGCTTGAAAAAGGATTTTGGAGAGGTTTCAAGAGTAAATTTCAGGTTTGAGCGGCATGGTATTTTTCTTGAGCATGGAGCTGGAGCTGGCAGAAGTTCAAAGCATCCAAAACCATGGATAAAACCGGTGCTTGACCCGGCTATTGATCGCCTGGCTGATATCCTGTCTGAAAAATATGGAGACAAGATAGAAGCAGAAATAAAGATTGTTGTTCCGAATGTTATCTCACGGCGAATCAAAATAACCAATGGCTAAGCAAGCATCAAGGCAAGTCAGCATCTTTGTCAACTCCGATCAGGCTGTAAACAGCGTGAAGGGTATTGCTGCTGCATTGAGCGAGGCGAACAATCGCCTGGCCAAAATGGTAATTGGCAGTGACGAATATCTTGCTCAGCTGGAGCAGGTGAAGAAATACCGGGCTGTTCTGCAAGATCACAACAACGCCCTGCGTGGTGTGGACGACAGCCTCAAGAATATCAACAAGCACCAGGGCGCTCTGGATGGTGTGGGTAAAGGCTGGATGGCCCTGAAAAATGGCCTGAGCGGATATGTAGGGCTGGCCGCCGGTGCATTCGCGGTGGACAGTATTATAGCAGCAGGCACCGAGCTGTTCAAGACGGGCGTGCAAATGGAGTCGCTCGCCAAGAAGGCTCGCACGGTATTCGGGGAGGCATTGCCACAGATCACGGCGGAGGCCGAGAAGAATGCCACGGCTATGGGCCTCACCACGCAGCAGTATGTGGCAGCTGCATCGGCAGCGCAGGACTTGCTTGTACCTATGGGCTTCCAGCGCAAGGAGGCTGCCAATATCAGTGCGCAGCTGATAAACCTGTCTGGCGCACTGTCCGAGTGGACGGGCGGGCAAGTGGACAGCACCCGTGTGTCGGAGATACTAACCAAGGCACTGCTTGGCGAGCGGGAGGAACTGAAGTCGCTGGGTATATCCATATCCGAGGCAGATGTACAGGCAGCACTGGCCACCAAGGGCCTCGACAAGCTGACCGGCGCAACACTGGAACAGGCCAAGGCATCCACCACCCTCGAGCTGATACTGGCCAAGAGTACAGATGCTCAGGCCCAGTTCGCCAAGGAAACAGACAGCGCAGCTCGCAGGCAGGCCGAAGCCTCCGCAAAAATTGCCGAGATTGCCGAAAAACTCGCAGTGCTCCTCCTGCCGGTGTTTGAAAAGCTCATCACACTGGCCGGTGGTGTTGTCGAAGTCATCGGAGGCATTACTGAGGGTATTTCAGCGATGATCAACCCGGCGGAGGCAGCTGCCGATGCCTTCGACAAGCAAAAGGAATCGGTCGCTTCACTTGAAAGCAATATATCCCCTCTGCTTGATCGCTACGACGAGCTGACGGGCAAGACGATACTGACGAAGGATGAACAGGACGAGTTAAAGAAGATCATTACGCAGGTCGGTGATACTATTCCGACAGCAATTAAAGGCTTCGATGAATACGGCAGAGCACTGGGTCTGAATACAGATAAAGCTCGAGAGTTTATTGTCGCGGAAAAGGCAAGGCTTCAGTTGGTCAATCAAACTGCTATCAAAGAGTTTGAGGCTATAAAGAAAAATGCCGAGGATAGTTTACAGGCATATCAAAACACATTAGCAAGAGGAACTGCCGGTGCGCTGAATTTGGCATTAAGTGCTGATCAGATAAAGGATTATCAAGCTACGGTTCAAAAGCTGCAAACTACAATTTTGGGGGCAAGTGCAGAAATTGATCGTTTAAGCGGTAAAGCACTGGATACACCACCAGCTCCCCCACCACCATCTACTGGTGGCACTGGCAGTACAGGTGGAACCGGTGGCACAGGCAAAAAAGCAGATCCGGAAGCAGAGGCCAGAGCAGCAGCAGAGGCAGAGCAGCAAGCCTTTGCAGCTCGATATGCTATTGCTTCAGACTCATTACTTAAAATACGACAGCTGGCTGCCGAATCTGGACAGATGCAGCAGGAGGAGTTCGCAGCACAACAGCAGCAGGAGCTGAATATACTGATTGATGCCAAGGAACAGCAGCAACTGATCAATCTGAACTTTGACGAAGAGCAGGCCGCTGCCGCAGAGCAGATCAGACTTGCCACTATGTCTGACCTTGATTACGAGCTGGAGCAAATGCGTAATCAGTATGATCAGTTAATTATGCTGGCAGAGCAGTACGGACTTGATACAACAGATCTGAAAGCTCAGCAGGCTGAACAATTGCTGGCGATAGAGAAAGAATACGCAGATGCAGCGCTTGAGAAGGAGCGTCAGGCTCAGCAGGCACGATTGCAGGCATTACAGGCATCATTCAGCGCATTCGGCGACTTTGTTACAGCCACATTTGATCTGCTTGGTACCGAAGGGGAAAAGTCGGCCAAGTTCCAAAAGCTCGCCACACTGGCAAAAATTGCTTTTGATACTGCCGCTGCCATATCCTCTCTTACAGCTGCATCCAATGCCAACCCTGCTAACCCGGCTACATTCGGCGGTGCCGGTATTACCCAGTTTGTGGCTGGCCTTGCACGTATATTGGCGAATATTGCTCAGGCAAAGAAAATATTGTCAGCAGCCCCGGAGGTAAAGCAGAAAGCTGAAGGCGGCTACATGGTTACAGGAGCATCCGATGGCCGCACGTATAATGCCAGCATGATCAATACTCCGGGTACGGGCCTGCTGCCCAATCGCCCGGTGCTGTTCAGAAGCAATGCCACCGGTGGCCCTGTACTTGCCAGCGAGCGCGGACAGGAATACTTTGTCGCAGCTCACGATCTGGCCAATCCAATCGTAGCCAACTACGTGCACATGATAGACAGCCTTACCCAGTCAGGCGGTCGTGTACGTCAGTTTGCCGACGGTGGCGCAGTGTCGCCCACCGCAGCTGCACCAGCTTTTGACCCCGCAATCATAGCCCGCACCGGAGCAGCCATAGAGGCACTGGTGGCAGTACTCCAATCGGGCGTAGTGGCTGTATTGCCAGATCGTACAATCGTGGATATGCAGAAGCGATTCAAGGATATCAATGCGGCTACGGGTAATTACTATTAGCAAAAGTTAATTTGCTGATATTGTTTTTGTTCCCGTATATTTGCATCTGCAAATAGCATTTAGCGCTGCTAATTAAAAGCGCCGCTTTTACCAGAAGCGGCGCTTTATTTTTTATGCAGCTTTGGTTTGTGTTTGTTGCCTGACAAATTCGGATACAATTATACCATAAAAAAAAGCCCGGTCACTCGACCGGGCTTTTTTTGTCCACTCCTGGAATGCGCCCCTTGAACTGCAATCGCTTCACTGGCTCATTTATGAAGCCCAGCCGCTTCGCATATCGCTGAAACATTTCCAGATTGCGGTGCCTGAAATGCCGCATGGCCGACTCCACATCTACCCCGGAGTCCAGCAGATAAATAGCCAGCGAATCCTTGAGACTGTAGAACTGAATGCCGGTAATATCTCCCAGCTGACCGGCGGCCTTGAGCTGTTCAATGGCCACCTTGAAACGATTGTACAGCGTATTCAGCCCGATGGGCTTGTCGGCAGGTGCCAGCGTGCAATTATGCCGGCCCTTCGCCCGCCCGAACACAAAATAACTGTCTGGCTGCTTGTGCAGGTTATACGAGCGCAGCAGCTCCACCAGATCATCCGGAATAGTGATCACACTGTTTCGGTTATTCTTGCTGGTGGCAGCTCCGAAGCGCACCACCCCACGCTCGAAGTCAAACGCTCCACATCTGAGGTCGCGCAGCTCGCCCGGCCTGATTGCCAGTGTACCCAGCAGCACACAGGCCAGCAGCATCGTGCGGTCGTGCTCGGCAAAGTACCCCATGATCGTCGAGTACTCACTCTCCGACAGCGACCTCCGTATCGGATCCGCCGCTGGTCGGTTTTTGATCTTGCTCACATAGTTCTCTGTGAAGTAACCACGCTGCACCAGTTCGCCCATAAGTGAGCGCAGGTTATTCTTGCGCGTGTTATAGGTAGAGTTGCGCACCTTCAACTTCGTAATGCAATAGTCGAAGTACGACTGAATATGCTGTACGCTCACATCGCTGCACCTGAGCGTGCTCCACCCTTTGCGCTGAAAGTACTCGGTGATCCACCGGGCAGTTTCTGAAAACGTCTTGTTGGTTCTGAATTTGTTGGAGCGCTTCAGCTCTACAGCCAGCTCCAGCGCTTGAGTAAACAGCGTGGCTGTCGGGTTCATCTCTACCGGCGTGATCTTCTCCTTGATATTTCTGATCATGGATTCAGCCAAAGCAATACGCTCAGCTTCACTTGAAATCTGGTTCAGGTCACGCCCATCCTCCGCAGTACTCCTGCGAATACGTTTCCGGATGCCGTTCAGTTCGATGTAGTACTCGATGTACCAGCGCTCTCCGCGCTTCAAAATCGGGTTGTAAGTAGTTACGTTGGCAGGCATTTTTTTTTTGCAAAGCCCGTTGCCAGATGTATTTGGCAACGGGCCCGCAAAAAAAATCGTAACTGATTGAAAACCACAAATATGCGGTTAATGTTGGTGGCGGAGGCAGGATAAACCCACTCCCACCACCCCACTGAAAATCAATTAGTTACCACTTTGCACCCCGGCCAAAATATTGCTCTCACCACGCGTAATGACGCATTTGGCAATGATCTGGCAACGATTATGATTAAATTATTCTATGCGTACTATCCTGATTATTGCGCAGTTCGGCTATCTGGGCCTTTATATCAGTGATCTCTTTTTCGGCATGTGCCATGAAGGCCTCTATGTCTGAAGGCGAGGAAATGTAGTCAGTGCGCGCATAATCAATGCCACCGGCCCGCAGGTCGGTGAAGAGCATATCGTCTATTCGCAGCTTGTAATGCTCCCGCATCTCCAGCAGGAGCGCGAGCGATATGCCACTCTCCCCCATCTCGATATCGTACAGCTTGCTTTCGTATATGCCCAGGTCACTGGCCATCTGCGCAGAGCTGATCTTGTAGTGCTCCCTGATTGGTTTCAGGTTGTGTCTGAACGAGTCAACTATTATCTCTGCATTTTCTTCCGCTACTCGCGGAATATTTTTTAAAAGCATTTCTCCCGTCCCGTTCAGTATCCAGTCCGGATTAGCTTCTCTGTAGTATTTGCTAAACTTCAGTACTACAGATTCTGATACATCGCTGTTGCCAGATAGTATCTGATCAAAGTAGCCCTCTTTATAGCCTAACCTGCGTGCAACTAATTGTCGCTTAAGGTCTAATGTTTTAAGAACATTTTTGAAACGTTCTTTCCTGTCAAGTTTTTCCTGATCCATGATGAAAGGGTTGATTTTTTTATCAACTTTTTTTGATTAAAAACATGCACGGTATTTATTAAATACTATACATTTGCCCTCAAGTTAAACAATTTACAACTATGACAGCCGAAGAAATCTCAATCACTGCTACCTACTTTGCTCAACACAGACTAATGACTTCATTCATTAAATGGGTTGAGGAAAACAAAGGCTTGAGCATCTCTCGAGAAACTCTCAGGAAGGTGTTCAATAATCCTGACGTGAAAACGTCAAAAAGGGTACAGCTTATTTGCTACTACGCAAAAGAGTATGCTGACCGTCACCTGTATGACATCCAAAACAAAACCAATTATCTGGCTGCGTAAAAAGTTACGCAGCTTCACCCATGGAGCGCCCCAGAGCTGCAAGGCTCTGGGATTTCTCCGGGAAGCAATTTGCAGAGAATGTTTGGTTATACGGGCGGGGCTGTTTTCGGATGGCTCCGCCCAAGGGACCAAACCAACCATAAAAAAACCCCCGACTGATAACAGCCGAGGGCATTGTTCACCGGGTACAGAATCAACTTCAAATATCACTGTACCCTTAAAAACTTCACAAAAGTATGGAAAAAACAACTTCCACCACAACATGGAGTGTTCCTTCTACCACAGAGGAGGAAAAGTACTACTCCAAGCATGCGCCCAAACGCCGGGCGTACGGTCTTATTCAGACCGTATTGCAGGTAGTGCACGGCGCACTGGCCTTTGCTGCCTGGTACACGGTATTCAGCTGGGTATTCATGTCAGCACCTCAATATTCGTGGATATGCCCGTATCTGGCGTTCGGAGCACTGTTCACACTTCACACGCTGTTCCGGACTACCTGGACGACATTTTGGTATGATCGTCTTGACGACGATCCGAATACAGACAGCTCGGTGTTTATCCCCACTGCCATCATCGCGCTGCTGCTGATTACCGAAGTATCCGGAGCTGAAATGTATCTGGCCAATCAGGTGAAACCTGCCCAGACGAAGGAGATCACCAGCGTATCGGGCGAACACTCTTCTACCATGGCAGAAATCGAAAGCAGCTACGAGAAGGATGAACAGCGTATTAACAAGCTGTACAAGGGCAAGCTCGCAGCTGCAACCGCTTCCATTGATGCCCGTATCAGGAGTGCCAATGAAGCAGGACAGCCAGTGAACAAACTCTACAACGACCGCGCCAAAGCTGTTGCCAGTATCGAAGCTGCCAAAGCTGCTGAGCTGGAGAAGGCACTGGCAAGGTACCAGTCGGCGAAGTCAAACGCACAGAACCGCCGCGACAATCTGGTAGCGCAGATTGATACGCACAACACCAGCGAGATCAGCAGATTTCAGACGGACGTGAGCAAAACGGGTACGTATGCATGGATTATCAGTGTCGGCCTGCTGTCTCTGATCGCAGCACTGGGTTATGCCCGGGTACGCATAAATGTCAAGTCTGGCATTATGCCACAGCGGCATTACACGGTAATGGATGCACATGGCAATATCCTGGAGCGGTTCGGTACTGCCATCGGGGACAGTTTCAACCGGCAGACAATGCGCGCAGCTGTAGCCCTGCACCGTAGCCTCTCCCCTTCCGAAGCGATTACCAGTTTTGACGGCACTGTTATTGCCATACCCGGAACTTACAACAGCTTTGATGTGCCACCGGTGCAAATACCTCAACGCGCCTACCAGCCACCAGTACAGGGCGCCCTTCATCCAGACGAAGATGACGATGCCATAAGGGCCAAGGTAGCGAACAAGCTGATAGCAGCAGCTTCACGCGGTGAAATCAATATCACGCCTGAAATATTGCAGGCGGAGTATGAGAAAGCTCGCACGATGAATGGTACTTATGCCTCCGCTCCAATTGAGCAGCCAAAGCCGGTATTGTCGCCAGAGCAGCAGCTGAACAAGTGGAAAAACATGGTGATTGAGCAAATGAATCAATTTGATCGTACCGAAGACAAGGACGAGCGCAGGGAGATCAATAACTATGTGTTCAAAAACCCATCCTCCCCTATCGTGAAAGAAGGCATGAAGCTCGGATTGCGCTGGGGAGTATCTGCCGGAATCGTAGTTGTCGGTCGTCAGGATAGAGGTCATACAATCGCCCTTGAAAAGGTCACAATGGAGAACCTTGACACCCCTGCCGATGAAGATAAGACTGACGCGGAGTATGAGCCGGATATGTTATTTAAACATGATAGTCAATTGTTTAAACAAAGCATTAATCCAACATATAACGCTGACGGGAAGGTATGTGGAATAATGTACCAGAAGAAGAAAGGGGAGTGGGATTCAGTCAGCTTTGCCGGTGTTAAAGCTCGCTGGGGCATCTATAAAAAACGTGCTCAGAAAAACCCTTCACCCGCCAATCTGGCCGGACTCGAGGCATGGGATTATGCCATGCAACTGTTCGAGGAAGGCAAGGAAACCCTGCGCACAGATATAAGCGCAATTACAGAGCCTGCACAGGCTATTCTCTAACGATATTCTTTCAAATGAGGCACAAACCTGCCCTGTCTGTATGATGGGGCGGGGTAGTGTCTCCATCTCACTGAATATGGAAGTTGCTGCAATTGTCATCGGGCTGGTACTCATACTCAGCATTTCAACTCCAATGGAACGGCGGGAACGAGAACGCAGAAACAAGCTGCGCGACCGCTGACGTCCTTCTCTCTCTTCAATTCACGGATAAACTTTGCGATCTTATGGGCACGATCAATATCAATACCAGTATAACCACACCGAATTGGGCTGAAAAGCTCATTGAGGTTGGTTATGCTGAATATAAGGGCACTATACCGCTCCGTCTTATTCCAGACAAGTATTACCCTTTTTTTACGGAAATGGCACAAAAGCATACGATACAAAAGGGCTTAGTGTGCATATCCATGTACGAGTTCAGAACGCTTGTCAGGGCATGGCAAGAACAACATACTTGCCATGAATAAGGTCATCGAAGAACGCTGGTACACATCTCAGCAGGAGTACCTGAATGAGCTGGCAAACATGCTGGCCAGAAATGATGAATACGCCGAGAAAAACGGGGGGGTGGATAACCTCCCCGAACCGGCGCAAAAAGCATATCACGCGCGCAGAAATGCACTGATCAGACTGACGAAGTTCAATGATGCTACCCAGGAATACATTGATGAGCTGCAAACATGGATCACGAAACTGATTGACGAAAAGCAGCAGCTGACTATTGAGCTGGCCAGTGCAGAGCAGGGCTGGATTAAGCACTTCCCCCGCATGACCAGGATGAATGAAAGCGAGCGCGAGCACCAGAGACGTATGCAGATATTGAAACTTCAAATGGAAATGCCAAACCTGTTCTAAGATGAGTACCCTGTCCAAACTTAAACAACTGGTGGCCACTCCACCACCAGCTCCTGATCATTACACGCCACTGGAGGGCATGCTGGAGAAGGAAACCTACAAGGTAACCGACTTCCCCATGGATGTATTGCCCGAAAAACACAGGACAATTGTGAGTGATCTGTACACATACCTCGCATATCCGCCCGGCTTCACGGCTACCGGTATGCTCGCAGCTGCATCCATTGCCTGCGGGCGCACGCATACCATTCATAATGGTATCTGGGAGGATGGGGCCTGCCTGTATCTGGCAATCGTGGCTCCTCCGGGCACGATGAAATCGCACCCGCTGAAATTTGCTTTGGGGCCTTGCATCGAGAAGAACAAGCGGGCCATCAAGCAATATATCCGGGAAAAGAATGAACTGGCAGCAGATGGCAGCTCCAATGAGCCACGAAAGGATGAGCAGTTCCTGTACTCAG